AGAGGGCACGGAACCCGGCTTCCACATCAAACACTTCGGCGTAGGTCATGCGGGCACCCCGTTACACTTCGGTGCGCTTGATGTACAGGGTCTGGGGCTTGGAGACCTTCAGACCATACACCTTGCGGCCCTGCACGGCGGATGCGCCGATGTACTTGCCGGAGCCGGACAGGTCCTGCAGATGGATGGCCACCTGCCACTCCATCACACGGTGGCACCAGTTGGGATGACCGGCAATGAACTCGGTGGTGGTCTTTTTGCTGGTCACGCGGGTGGTGCTCTCGTAGTCCATGTTGTTGGATTCAAACACGTTGAAGCCCGCAATGCGGCCCACGACGCCCTGCTGCACCAGCTCCTGCGACAGGTCGCCCTGCTTGATGTAGTGCTCATCCAGCATCAGAACCTCCAGATACTCCGGGGATGCGATGAGGAAACGGCCCTCGGCGGGCACGCCCTTGCGGCCCAGCACGCGCTTGGCCTCCAGCGCCAGCTTATAGGCGTTGCTCTCGGTGGCGGCGGTCTTGGTGGCGCTGATGGTGGCACCGGTCGCGCCTTCCAGCGCGGCAATGGACTTCTTGTCGATGGACAGGGCCAGAGAGTAACCGGCGCTGTCCAGACGGTCGGCCACAATGTCATCCGGCACGCTGTCGGCGTCGTAGCCGTCGATCAGCTCGTTCACGGCCTCGTCGTGGTCGATGTTCAGGTCCAGATAGGTGGTGGTGCCCGCCTCGGCAGCGATGCCGTTGGCCTTGTCGTACTCCTTGACGGCCACCTCGGTGTCACGGACCGGGATCTTGACCTTGCCGGAGGTGGGGTCGCCCTCGTAGCGGCTGTTGAAGATGAGGTTATCACGGGTCACCAGCTGGTTGCGCAGCTTTGCGTCCACCAGAGTGGCCCAACGTTCCTGATTTGCATGTGCCATAAAAATTACTCGCTTTCTCCGTGCTGCTGCACGGCTGTCAGATTTTCAAACCGGGGTTGCGGTCCATGAATGCGGCGGTGACACCGTCCTTCTCGCTGGGCAGGTGCCGCGGTTCACCGCCGCCGGGCAGGACAGGATAACCGGGCGCGGGTGCGGGTGTCGGGGCATCCTCGCCAAAGGCCCAGGGGTTCGCCTTGGCAGCTTCGTCCAGCGCCTTGGCGATGTCGGCAGAGCGGTCGGCGGATCCTTTCAGGCTGTCCACGTCCAGCAGGGCGCGAACCGCCTTGACGCTGCGGCCCTTCTTGCCGAGGATGGCAGTGTCGAGGGCGTTGTCGAAGGCAAAGCCATCGGCCTGTGCCTTCAGGTCGGCCTGCAGCTTGGCCAGCTCGGCCTCGTATTCCTCCGGCTTCTTCTTGCCGTCAAAGGCGGCAAGGCCGTCCTGTGCGGTCTTGAGCTGGGCATTCACGTTGTTCAGCTGGGTCTGCAGGGCGGTGGCGGCGGACTTCTCCCGGTTGATGTCCGCGCCGTTCTCCTGCATGAGCCAGTTCAGCTGCTCGTCGGTGATGCCGGGGATCTTGTTCTTCACATCTTCACGTTTCATGGTGGAAACTCCTTTCAGGTTGTGTGACCACAGTTTTTGTACACTGTTCTCTGTCAGTATTCGGTCTTGGGCGGGGTACGCACCGCCCGCTGCGTGGCACCGTCTGGAGGCATCGAACCTCCCGCTTCCGGTTTTGGAGACCGGCGCTCTTCCAGAATGAGCTAAGACGGCATAAAAAAAGCACCGTGCATTTTTTGCACAGTGCTTTGAATGGGGCAGCGTATCAGACGCGGGAAACGGCGATGTCAGCTTTCATGAGAAAGTCCTTCACCTTTTCCATCGTGTAGTCGTCCATCAGATACCAGATGCCCGCCGGAGTGATCTGGCAGCTTTCAAGGCCGGAGATCATCTTGTCGCCGCCCCACATGGTGGTGACGTCCAGACCTTTGATGTGGCCTTCGTCTTGCAGGCTTTCCATGATGTATGTCCAGTACAGTTCATTGATGCCCAGCATCTTGCTGTCATGCTGCAGCAGCTTCGGGTCAGGGTGGCGGCCTTCCTTCAGGATGACATACAGGTAAGCAAGGATTTTGTAAACGACAACGAAATAATCATCTTTTTCCATGATGGCTCCTTTCTGTTTTTGGGCAACAAAAAACCACGGTGCGGGTGCATCGTGGTTTAACGGTCATTCAACTCCCGCCGGGAGTTTTCCAAGTTCTTTCAGAACGTCATAATAACCTCGTGCAGCCAGCTGCCGTGGCGGAACGTCATCCCCATCATAGATATCTTGGGCGCATAGTTCGTCATATTTATGGTCGATAGGATGGTCTATCAGATACTGCTGCATTTTCTTTATGCGTTCCGGGGTAAAGAACTTTTCATTCGTAGAACTTGACACCGTATTCCTCCAATTCTGATAGACAGTTGCGAACAAGAAAATTCAACGATTCGGCGGCTTCCTGATAGGAAATCTCTTTCCGATCATATTGATCTGCAATGCCGTTGACGGATTCTCCGAGATCAGAAACCAGTGTTTTTACGGCTTTTGCGTCAAACGAAGCTGATTTTTCAACCGCATAAACGTGCCCATCATGGCCAACAGCTGTAAGCATTTTCAGGTTTACGTTATTTGCAAAGTTACTCAAATCCCGTTGTGAGAAAATGTTACTGTCAGGGTGTGTATGGATAACAATATACGGCACATTTTGTTTTGGCACCGACACTGTTGAGCGCTCTGCTGCTCCTGTTAACTCTTTTGTGAGCGGTTTCATATTCAAATCGTATGCCCTGCCAACTTCCACTCCAAGCGGCTGCTTGGATGCGGTCATAAGCAGACGTTTGTGCGCATTTTTCAGCTGCTGTTGTCCAGTAGCATCCAGCGTGTCACAGCTGAACGCCTTGACATTGCTGATTGACTGCATTGTAACAGGTTTTGGCTCCATGTTCAAGCTCGAATAAACAGAGAAGTTTTTTCTTGCCGCATACGCCGCCCGCTTCTGGGCGTTGATAGCATCCTTCCGGGCGGCGTAGTCGATGCGGCGCATGGCGTTCACATCGCTGCCGGCGTCCCGGTACTGCTTGAGGTATTTCTCCGGGTCGTAGCCTGCAACGCTTGTGCCGGAATGGAACCGCACCGCAAACTCACAGTCGCAGTTGGAATGGATGTGCTCCGCGTGCCCATTCTTCAGCAGCTTTTGGCTGGCGGTCTGCCAGCCGCGGGAGGCCAGCGTGATGCAGAAGGGGCAGGTGTCCCCGTGGGGCACCCATGCCCACTCGGCACCGTCCCGTACCGCGTTGTGCAGGGTGGTGTCTGCGCCTGCCCGCTTGACAAGGCGGCTCACGCCGCTGGGCAGGTTCTCGGGGTTCTGGTCCTTGGTGGCGTGCACCATGCGGGCTACCTCGCCATAGCTGGCAGTGGCGGCAGGCTCTGCTGTGGGCAGCAGCATCCCCTCGGCCTCGGCCAGTGCATCATACATCTGGCAGGCAAGCTCCGCGCTGCCCTCGCCGTACCGGGTAGTGACCGCGTAGGCGTAGGAGATCAGCGCTCCGGTATCGTCCGTGCCGTGCAGCCGGATGTACTCCCGCATCTTCTGCCCGGCAGCCTCGTTCAGCCGGGAGAGCCGGGCAATGTAATTATTCCATGTCCGTGTCGTTATCTGCATCGTCCATCTCCATCAGCAGCGCCTGCCCGCGCGCCCGCTGTTCCTGCGCCTTGATGCGCCGGATGTCCGCCTGGTCAAAGCCGATCATCTCCAAAAACGTGTCCGTGCTGGCGAACTCCTGCCGGGCGGATGCGATTTTGATGGCGGCGTCGGCGGTCACGGCCACGCTGGGCATGGCGGGGTTTTTGAAGTGGGCCATGATGCCGGTCTCTTCCTCGGTCAGGTCGGCCAGGCGGCAGCCCCGCGCCACGGCCTGCGCCATACAGGCAATGGTGTGCAGGGCGTCGCCGTTGCCGGTGTTCAGCTGCTGGGCCAGAAGCACCAGCGTCTGGCTCTGGGCAAGGATGGCGTCGCTGCTGGTGGGGTTGGCGTCGTTCACCACGCCCACGTCGGTGACGGTCAGGCCGGTAGCCGCCGCAAACTGGGTGGCGGTCATCCGCATCTTCTCCACATGGGGCGTCAGGCTGCCCTGTGCCAGCTGGCCCAGGGTCGGGTTTTCGCCGGTCTCCGGGTTGGCTGTGGCGGCGATAATGGCCCCCATGTAGGTCTTGAACTTGTTGGAAATGATGGCGTCATACTGCTCATCGGTCACGCCGAGGATGTACTTCTGGGGCGTGGTGGCAAATTCCAGTGCGATGGTGGCGTTGGCTGCCGTGCGGATGTAATCGTCGATCAGAGCGCGGATGGGCTTTTTGAGCCGGGAGCGGCCGAAGGGCTTGGAGTTGGTGGCGTTCCAGATCAGCGGCTCCATCAGCGGGCGGCCCATCTTGTGGGCGCAGCGCTGCGCCGTCCAGAAGCTGCCGTTTGACTGCAGCACAATGACCGCGTCATCCGTGTAGAAGTTGACCACAGAGGGCCGCCATGTGCCCTCGAAGTGCTCATCCTTCACGGTGTCCACGATGGCAAGGCCGCAGTCGATGCGGCCCTTCTCGCCGCTCCAGAGGGCGGCTGCCGTGGCAGGCGAGTGGAACCGGATGCTGCAGCCGATGGCGTTGTCCCCGGACAGGGTGGCAAAGGTGCAGCCGTATTTCAGCTCGTCCCGGCAGGCCTTGGCGTACTGTGCCACAAGGCGGTTGTCGGCCACCAGCTTTGCAAGGCTGTCCAGACTGCCGCCGGTGCCCACAAAGCCGTCGAACATGGAGCGGGCCGCCAGAACATCCACGGCCTTCTGGCCCCAGCTGCAGCCCACTTCCAGGTTGCGCAGGCCCTGCGGCAGGGCAATGCCAAGGTTCACGTCCTGCAGGGTGACGTGGCCCTCGTAATATTTATCTTTCAGGCGGTTGCGGCTCTGGTGGTAGTTGTAGGCGTCGGCCAGATCCTGCAGCTGCTGCAGTTCTTCCGCGCTCAGGCCCTCCATCGGGCCAAAATTCAGGGTAACGAACATGGTGCTCCTTTCAGCCGATGCGCATCTTGCGGGTGGGGTCGCGGCGGCAGGTCTTTGCGCCCCACAGGGCCAGCGCGCAGGCTTCCACCGGCAGGCTGTTCTCGCCGCCAAAGCCAAAGCCGCCCGCAAGGGGGCGCTTGGTGGCGGTAACAGCGCTCTCGTTCAGGGCGGTCTGGGGTGCGTACCAGGTCAGGTGCTGCTCATTCACCGCGTTGGTGAACAGGCTCACGGCGGCGATCACGTCCCGTGCTCCGGGCCGGATGACCGCGTTCTTTGCCTTCCAGACCTCCCGGATGCGCTCCACCAGCACGTCCACGCCGTTGCGCCCGTCGATGACCACGCAGCTGGCCTTGCCGTACCGGTCGCACAGCCAGTCGGCCAGCCATGCAAGGCCCTGCCCGGTAGGCCGCAGGTCGATAAGAGAGACGCGGGCGGGGCCCTCTTTCGGGATGACCGCGCCGCACAGGCACACGGCGCTGCCGTCGGCGGCAAACTTGACGCCGTAGGCGGTCTTGCCCTCCGGCTTTTCCTCCTCGCTGGCGCAGGCTGCCCACGCCTTACGGTCGAGGGCATAGTCCAGATGTTCGGCTGCCACCGGGCTCCACCAGCCCAGGCGCTCCCGTGCAAAGGTGTCGGCGTCCAGCTGCTCGCTCTCGCCCTCAATGGTGCCGTACTGGATGCGCCGCCCAAGGGCCGGGTTGGCCGCTGCCCAGCGGGCGGGGTCCTTCACGTCGCCGATCTCCGGCACGCTGAACTCGAACCACGCGGCCTTTTTGGCTTCGCCCTCCAGTGCCCGCTTGCGCAGGGCCCGGAACACGGTGCCCACGGCATCCGGGCCGGGCGGGGTTCCAACGTAGATGGTCTGGGGGTTCAGGCTGGCCGAAATGGCCGGGATGAAGCTGCCCTGTGCGGTCTCGTCCAGCTCCTGTGCCTCGTCGAAGATGAGCAGGTCGCCGTGCTGGCCGCGTCCGCCGTTGCGGGTGCGGGCCAGAAACTTGATCTTTGCGCCGCTCTTCAGGATGATCTGCTCGCGGCCCAGGGCGGTGCGGATCTCGGAAACATACCGGCGCATTTTCGGCCCCTCAAAAAAGGCCCGCATTTCCTCAAAGGTCTCGGTGGCGGTCTTTTGCAGGTGGGCCGTGTAGATGACCGTTTCGCTGAACATGAGCATGCCGGAAGCCGCCCGCCCCTGCACCAGCAGGCTCTTGCCGTTCTGGCGGGGCACGCTGCCGCCCGCCGTGGGGGCTGTCCATTTGCCGGACACGGTGCGGCCCATCCAGTCATCCAGGATGTCGCTCTGCCACGGGTCCAGCACGGTGCCGCCCGCCCGCAGGATGCGCACGGCATCCGGCCCGTCAGTGGCCCGGTACTCCGGCGCGATGCGTTCGGACGGCTCCTGGCTTCCCATCATTTTCACGCTCTGCGAGGATCTCGCCGATCTCGTCGCCATCGTCGTTCGCTCCTTCGATCTCTTCAATTTCCCGGATGGTCTCCCGGTACTGCTTGGTCAGCTGAGGCAGGGCGCGGCAGTCCTTGCAGGTGTCGATGCCTGCCGCCAGCACCTTGGCCAGCTGTTTGAGCTGCTCCAGCCGGGTGCCCCGCGCCGTGATGCTTTTCATGGTCGCCATGGCCTGACACCCCTTTCTCCGGGCCTTTGAAATTTTTCCTGTGTGTAAATCGGCGCTGGACGGCACAGGGGTCGCCGTGGGCGTGGGAGGGGGCCCCTCCCCACCCCTCACCAGTCGCCGTCTGAAACCTTCGGAACGTGCAGGAATTTGCCCGATTTTGGGCCGTTTTGACCGGTTTTGTTGCCCTTTTGCGCATTGCAGAACCAGTGTGCGGGTTGAAGGTTCGACCAATCTTCGGCAGCTGCCCGCGCGGACGGGTAGCCGAACTCCCGCCAGCGGGAAACGGGCTTGATCTCATCCACAACAAAGGACAGGGGATGCTGTGCGTCGGAAGGCTCATCATAATGGATCGGCCCAAGACGCCCGTGACAGATGCCGCATTCGCCGCCCATCGCCCGGAGCCGGGCCCGGTTGCGCCGCCGCAGCTGGCCGTTGGCATAGCGCGGGTTGCCCATGCGGTTCACCTCCTGACAGACAAAAAAGCCTGCGCAATGGCAGGCAGGCTTGCACCCCGCCGGGCACACTCCGGGGGCCTTTGCAGGGGCGGGGGTGCTTTGCGGAGGGGGCAGGGTACAAAATGACCCCGGGGTATAGACCGGGGGGTGGGTAAAACAAAAGCCGCCCCTGCGGACGGCGGAAAATATCAAAAAAGGCCCGGCTGGTACATTCAGGCTGTTGGTCGGTAAAGGTTGTTCCCCTGTCGCAGCCGGGCAGCACAAAGCCCGCAGGATTGAAGGGAGTAAACCTTTCCTGCGGGCTTCGGCATTTTAAATTTTAGCAGGGGTTGACAGTATTATCAAGTCCGGTCTGCTCCGGTTTGCTCCGGACTTTTGATGTCCAGCTGACGGACGGCGGCGCTGTGATGCTGGAACATCTGGCTGCGGGACAACCGGACGTAAACGGCGATCTTGTCCCAGTCCTCCAGCAGGACGTACCGGCGGAACAGGATCATGAAATCCACCTCGTTGTCCAGCTGGCTGAACACGTCCATCAGCTCGGCACGGATGGCGTCGCACACAGTGGATTGTGCTTCAGCAGCCTGCCTTGCTTCCTCGATGCGCTCCACCGCGCGGGGCAGCGTCTGGCCGTCACCACCGCCGCCCGGTGTCGGGGAGTAGCGCTGTGTGGTGTGCATGGCTTCCGCTTCCAGCGTAGCCAGCTCGTCCAGACGCAGCCGCTCGAACCGTTTGGCCGACCGGTACCGCCAGAGCCAGTCCTTTTTCTCTTCGTAGGTCATCAAACTTCCTCCACCCGGACGAACACCCCGCAGGGGTCCGACCAGAATTTCTCCACGATCTCGCTGCACACCTGCGCGTCATCGGCCCAGAAGTGCAAGCGGGTCATCTCGTCCTTGAGAGCCTTTTCCAGGTTGTCGGTGTCGGGTTTGCTGGTGCGCCACTCGCCGCTGCGGCGCTTGCTCTCGGTGGGAAAGCACCACTTGACCAGCAGGCGCACCGGTCTGCCGGCAGGGATGGGCTTTGCCGGGGCGTGGGGTGCCAGATGGGCATGGAGCTTGGCACGGGTGGCTTTGAGTTCCGGGCTGTCGTGCAGCACGGCGCAGGGCTTGCCGCCCTTCATGTAGGCGTGCAGCTGCTTTGCGTTGTGGGTGGTGGTGGGCGGCTGCATGGGGACGAAGAATTGCATGTACATGGGGTTCACCTCGTTTTTCTTTTTTTCAGTTCAGGCCAACGTGATGGGGAGGGTTCCCCGGATGGATGGGGCTGTGTACGCCCATCCTCCGGGATCCCCATCACACACGGACGGATTATGCTATTATATATAGGCATTTTCCGTCCCGGATCCGTAGGAAAATGCGGCATTTTCCGAAATCCGGAAGCTGGACGCGGACGGATTATGCGGGCATTTTACTGTTTTTGTACGTTGCGTAAAACAAAATATTGCAATTTGTAATCATCCGTTGGAACCGGGTTCTTTGCGTCCCACGTCCGCGCCATCTACCCAGTAACCGCCGTCCGCTTTCAGGCGGCGGCGCACGGTGTCCGGCTTCAGGCCCATATACTCGGCCATGGCGTAGACAGTGACCTTGCCGTCCATCGTGCAGGATTCGTAGGCGGTGGACAGCTCCACGGATTTGTTCTTGGCCAGCTTCTCCCGGCTGCCCCAGCGTTTTTCCGCGCCGCGTGCCGCAAAGCCTTTAACGTCGCCGTCCGGCTGCAGGTCCTCCAGCAGGCCGGTGTCCAGCTTGTGCACGGGGTAGTCGAATCACAAGTTCACCGGGTCGAAGCGGGCGAACTCGCGTAAGGTTCCCTCGATGCGCCAGGCAGTCATACCGTCGGCCTGCTTCTGGGCGGCGGCCACCTCCGCGTCGATGGCCCGGAGGTCGGCCAGGCCCAGGCACTCCTTGGCCACGGCCAGCATCCGGCTCTTGCTGAGGGTATCGTCCGGGCCGTAGGCATCGGCATGGCCGCGCTTGTCCAGCATGGCCTTGATGACCCGGCAGGCCGCCTTGTTGCGCAGCTGTTCCCGGATGGCATCGGTGGGCGTCAGCTCGGTCATATCCAGCATGGCGTCCGGGTCACGGGCGAACACGCCGGAACCGCTGGCACGGTCCATGCTGCGCTTGCCGCCCTGGGCACCTTTGCTGTGGTGATGGCAGTAGATCACGGCGCAGTCCAGTGCGCGGCACACAAGGTCAAACTGGTTGCAGAACTTGGCCATTTGGTCGGCGCTGTTCTCGTCGCCGGTGATCACCTTATAAATGGGGTCCAGTACCACGGCCATGTAGCCCTTTTTCTGGGCCCGGCGGATGAGCTTGGGGGCCAGCTTGTCCATGGGCACGGACGCACCGCGCAGGTTCCAGATGTCAATGTTTTTCAGGTGCTCCGGCGGCAGGCCCATGGCGGTGTACACATCCTTGAAGCGGTGCAGGCAGGAGGCCCGATCCAGCTCCAGATTGATGTACAGCACCTTGCCCTGGGCGCAGGAGAACTGGCCCAGCCACGGCTTGCCCTCGGCAATGGCGATGCACAGCTCGATGAGGGCAAAGCTCTTGCCGGCCTTGCTGGGGCCCGCCAGAAGCATCTTGTGCCCTTTGCGCAGCACCCCGAAGATGAGCGGGTCTGCCAGCGGGGGCAGGTGCTCCCAGTCGGCGGCGAGGTTCTCGGTGTCCGGTAGGTCGTCGGTCTCGGCTTCCAGCCAGTCCACCCACTCGTCCCAGCAGCTCTTGCCGAAATTGGTCTCCAGAAGCACCTGCCGCTTGTCGCCGCGCAGGATGCCGGGCATCCGGCTCAGGCGGCTGGGGTTGCGGTTCTGCTGGTCGAGGGTCAGGCCGTTTTTCTGGCAGGCAGCGTAGAGGTAATCCACCCGCTTGCGGTACTCGGCATAGTCCGGGGCGTCCACCTTGACGATGGCGTGGACGCTCTTGCCGCCGGAGTACACCAGCGCGGCGCAGGGCAGCTCCAGCTGCTTGATGATGGCCTGCTGCTTGCCCAGCTCCATGTTATCGCACTCCACAAGGGCGTAGCGGTAGGCGGTGACGTTGGCGTCCTTGCGGCCTGTGCCGTCCACGGGGTTGAAGCAGATCCAGGCACCCACCTCCGGGTCCCAGTCGCCCAGCACCTTGCCGAGATCCCCGCCGCAGGTGCCCAGTTCGGCAAGGAGCTGCCCGGCGGTGCGGGTCCAGCTGCCCTTGGCCGGGCGGCGTTTGTCGTCGGCCATGAAACTCTCGGTGACATAGGCCACATACTCGTCCTCTTCAAACAGGGCCTGCAGGTAGCGCCTGAGCTGGTCCACGGGGTCCCACTGTTCCGGCAGGGCGAGATCGTGGGCTTCCACCCAACGGGGGTCTACCAGCTGGCCGTCTGTGTGGTTCGTCCCGGCGGAGATGTCGTCGTTCCAGTCCAGTGCATGGCCGGCAGGGCCTCTCCATCCGCTGGAATAGGCCAGCTGAAAGATACTGCTGGCCGTGACGGGGCTGCCCCCGCCGCCGTGGAAACTGGCCCACTTCTTGGCGCACTCGCCTTTGTGGTAGCGGCCCCCGTCCCGGGCGCTCCACTGTTCCCATGCTTCCACGGGCAGGCCGGCTTCCTTCAGGCCCATGCCCACCAGGATCCATTCGTCGTAGGTCAGGGCGGACGGGCTGAGAAAATCCAGCGCTTCTTTGAGTTCATTCGCATTGTCCATTCACGTTACCATCCAAAATCAAAAGGACTGTCTGCAGCAGGCGGCTCCGCAGCGGGGGTATAGGTGCGGGGGTTCACGCCCTTGGGCACGCCGCGCCAGCCCTGAGCCGCTATGCGATCGATCATGTGGCGGGCGGCCTCAAAGCTCCAGGTGCCCACATGCTGGAACCCGTACTTTTCCAGACAGCGGATCTGTTTGGGCGTGGTCAGGCCCTCGTCCCGGCGCTTGTTCAGGCGGTCCAGCAGCAGGGCGGCCTTGCCGGCGGATTCCACTGCGTCCGGCAGGATGCCCAGCTTTTCCAGCGCGGCGGTCTGTTGCTCGCTGGGCGGACCGGCCTCCCAGCCAAAGGCGGGCACATACCCGGCCAGATCTTCGGCCTGAATGCTCATTTCGTACTGCAGCGGGTCCACCAGTTTTGCCTTTTTACGGCGCTGCTCTTCCAGCTGCTTGGCAAGGGCTTCTTCCCGCTGGGCCACCACGTCCTCGCTGGCCTGGGCGGCGGCCTCCTCGATGTCCTCCGGGCAGCCGGTCTCGGCCAGATGCTCGGTCATCTGGCGGGCCACAGTGCGGTCCTCACAGACCAGGTCTGCCGGGCGGCACAGCTCGTGCTTGTCGGTCATCCACAGGAAATCCAGCAACAGCAGGTCGGTCTTGCCCGGGGAAAGGCGGGTGCCGCGCCCCACCATCTGGCTGTACAGGCTGCGCACCTTGGTGGGCCGCAGCACCACCACACAGTCCACGGACGGGCAGTCCCAGCCCTCGGTCAGCAGCATGGAGTTGCACAGCACGTTGTACTTGCCGGCGTCGAAGTCGGCCAGCACCTGCCTGCGGTCGTCGCTCTGGCCGTTGACCTCGGCAGCCCGGAAGCCGTAGGTGTTCAGCAGGTCCCGGAACTTCTGGCTGGTCTTGATCATCGGCAGGAACACCACCGTTTTGCGGCTCTTGCAGCGCCGAGCCATTTCGGCGGCGATCTGCTCCAAATACGGATCAAGGGCTGTGCCCAGGTCGCCCACGGCGTAGTCGCCGCCGCTCATGGCCACGGATGTAATATCCAGCTGCAGCGGGATGGTCTGGGCCATGATCTTGCACAGATAGCCCTCCTTGATGGCGTCGGTCAGCTTGTACTCAAAGGCCAGGCTGTCGAACACCTCGCCCAGATTGCGCATGTCGCCGCGGTCCGGCGTGGCGGTGACGCCAAGCACCTTGGCCCCGCTGAAGTAGTCCAGGATGCGGCGGTAACCGTCGGTGATGGCGTGGTGGGCCTCGTCGATGATGATGGTGCCGAAATAATCCTGCGGGAAGCGTTCCAGCCGGGCAGTGCGCTGCAGGGTCTGC